GCTATCGGTTAACCAGCAGATGCAAAAGGCCAACGTCTATTGGAACCTGCAAGCCAACGTAGCTCTTTACACCTTCCCTAAAGGTGACATGATCAAGCTCAATGTCACGCCGCCTCATCTCTACTCAATCGTGCCTAACATCATAGATAACACAGAGGTAGACGTTTGGATCTTTAACCAATTCACAGAAGAGGATGAGGTTATCTCTAGTCTGGGCTTACGCTCAGCTACTGGCAGAGAGGGATTCAATAGAGACAGGACTGCAGTGGGTAACGCAGGTACTTCTCAAAATCCGGTAGCATCTGGGGAGAGAATATCAGGTGATAAGCGTGTGTATATTATGTGGAGCGATGAGTCCCACATTACTGTTGACTCATCAAACTCTCTGCGTAGAGATTCAATTAAGAACTCCTTACCGCCATCTCTAAATATCTTGTGCCGCCTTAGAGCTAGCGCTCGGCGTGACTTCTCTGATTCTAGATTTATATCGCCTATGATTTGCTGGAGGTCTGGTGCAGTTAAATGGGGCATGTATTAGAACCTTCTCATTGATTTAAATTCACTGTATCCATCTGGCCTATCGTGTCTATTCCAAAAGTAATACCTCTTGGCATCTTGAGTGTGATCATGAATACCATCCTTTAAGGGATTCTCATTCAAGATTACACCCTCTTTGGTTTGAGGGTAGTAATAGTTTAGTGTGTCGTCTATCGTTTTCGCGCATTTAGTCTTGCACATAATCAGCTTTCTCTGGCCTAGAGCATTCTTGATATAGCTCCTGACAAGGTTAAGCCCTGGTGCAATCATTGACGCTCTATGTTTAAAGTGAATATTCCTAGGAGGTTTTCTGAACCATTCTACGTTTGATAGTGCCAACTCTGATTCCTTTTTACCGGCTATGTCACAATACCAAGTATCGATTTTGTAACGCTTTGCTCTAATTCTATCATAGAGCTTGGGTAATTTAATTCTTGAGCCCACTATCTCATCAAATAGATACACAGTGTCATTTGGTTTATCATAGGCAAAGAATAGACAAGCCATCTCAGAAGAGAATCCCCAGTCAATAGAGATCGAGATCTCCATGTCTTTGATATCGTTATAAGGGATTAACTCTCTTTGATTCTCCTCTCCAAAATCTTCATACACAGCAGAGTCAGTCTTGACGCTAAAATCCATCTCGTACATCAGCTTATATGATCTTAGATCAAGCCCCTCTTTCTGGAGTTCTAACTCTTGCTTAGGAAAGTAAGGATTATCTTTGGTATGCCAGATCCAGGTTTTTGACTCAGGGAATTTCTTTTTGACAAACTCGGTATAAATCCAATGAGCCTGAGGGTTGCGCATTTCAGCTGTAAAGGATCCATCTAGGGTAATGGTACCCTCTGAGTCAGAGACTCGCGCTAGGGCCTCTTTCCATACGTGTCTGCCTACTTGAAAAGCTTCTGTGATGTGGATGTGTCTTAGCTTCTTACCCTCAATCCTAGTAATCTTCTCGCCAGATGCTGAGTAGATAATTGTGTTGTTGTGGTTCCAATAGAATATCTGATGCTTGGCGTTGAACTTTCTCTCAAAAGGCTTTGCCCATCTTCTGAACTTAGGCCACACAAGAGTTTCTAGCATCTCCCAAGACGGGCCAATGATAGCCATCTCAAAAGGATCTGACTCCTCATCCTCATTGTAATTTGGTTGTTGATTTCCTTTTTTGATTGTCTCGGCATAGCAGACTTCAGACTTACCAGAGCGCTTTGAGGCTAGGAGCGCTTTGAATCTAGCCGGGTCTTGTAAGACCTCTTGCTGCTTATCAAACGGGTTGAATTCCATTTATTTCTTTTTAGACCCATCTAAAACAAAGCAAGCGATATGTTGACCCACACCAGGCCCTTTAGCGCCATCTTCTATGGCACGCCACTTAACATCCTGTAGGTTTCTTACCTCTTTGCAATGCTCCAACAACATCAAAACCCATTTAGGCAGAGGATAAACAAGAACTACTTTCTTACCCTTTTTAGATTCTGAGATGGCCTTTCTCGCCCATGCCGTTGGGCCTTTCTTCTTTCCTTCATGAATTATGGATCCAAACGGTGGGTTGACGTAGGTGCTATTGCCCCACTCTGAGGTTAATCCATCATAATCACCTTTGGGGTATGGACATGCGTCATGATCAAATTCAAACTCTTTTTGTAATTCATCCATCAGGTCTTTTGGAGTTAACCAGTAGTGCTTACCATCTTTATTGCCACCATAAAATGTCATGTTATCCCCATTGCTCGGCCATTGCCTGAGCTATGCCGGTGTAGAATCTAGACCTCTCTTTAGATCTGTTTTTCCCTGGTGCCATCCTGTGTATTCTGTTTTCTCTGCCATCGACTATGTTGGTGGGCTTAAGGGGCGATAATCCCTTGAGCCATAGACAGGTTGCTTTAGTCTCGCCATGCCCATACTGCCAGGGTTGGATGATCTGATCAGGCTTTCTATATCTGGTAGACATGATGCCGATAGGGTTTTCTATCACTATCTTCTTTATAGGAGACATGGCTAACCACATAAAAAAGTCTGCAGCATCACGCTGCTCTTTTTGTTTATCCTTAAACCACCTGGCACCACTGACACACAGGTGAGTGCATGGAGGGAAAGCAATCATCAGATCCCATCCATCTTTGATAATGTTTCGTACATCTCCTCTGATGTGTTCTCCTGGAATTTCCGATGGCAGTAGATCACAGCTCCAGACGTCATGGCCTTTGTCGCTGAAAGCTTCTCGGACTATACCAGAGAACTCACAAGCGACTAATACCCGCACTCTAGCTCTTTCCACTTACAAAGCTCAAGCCTAGGCACTAGCACCGTATCCTTGCCATGACTCTTACCAGTGTGTGCATTGATCCATTCAATCCTGACAATCGTCCCATGCTCTTGATGTGAGATGATTTCATGAACTGTCATGAATGCCTCAATCGTATTCTCGTGATAGTAAGTCTTGCCCTCTTTCAAGCGCTTGGATCTCTGCCTGTCCTGGCTCTATATACTTGTCTCACGTATTCGATAACAGCATCTTTTACTGCGCTTGTCAGCATCTGATCTGTTACCTCTATTCGATCCATCGATATGTTTTTAAGAAATGTTTTCCAGGATTGAGAATGGGTAAACCAATTACGCTCCTTGGCATGATCCTTTAATGACTCTCTTAGGAATCTCTCTGCTATCCATTTAATTTGATTTCTTCTTAGGACGCTCATTACTAAAGTTAATTATAAACTTATCTGAGCCTTTTTTGGAGGTTGAATCATCTGACTCAGGCTCTTTAACATCACGCCAATGAAAGCGGTTCTTCATGTTAAAGATCCATACTGCTGCGTTAAAGTCCTTAGGACCTTTTTGCATACCCTCCATGCCTTGGAACTCCCACCACTGCATAGACTTAGCAAACGCAATAGACTTAGCACGTTTAAACTCAGGATAACGCTTGACCCAGTTATAGAGCGTGTCTCTGCAGACCTCTATCTCTCCTCCGAAGCTGTAGAAGGTAAATCCCTTTGCCATGTAATCGATTAGTCTTTGGCAGTATTCTTTTTTATACTTGTATTGGCTCTTGCCCGCCATGAGGATGCTTTCTTATGCCACATTTGTGACAGATTATGTATGTCTTGGTTTTGCATGTCTGCCTATCTGTTTTTTTCCATATATGGGAGTTACCGTCAAAGCAGTTCTTAACATACTTGGGATCATGATACATACGGTCTAAGAACTCGCCCATATCATTTTCACCTGCATACCGCTTTGGTTTCATTTTACAAGTCTAAGTTTAACATGATTCCTTTGTAACCTCAAAACGGTAGCAAGCGGCGCGTCTTTAATCGGCTCTCTGAATTGAAACCACGAGATCTCATCAGGGATTATATAGATCTTTAGCCCACACTCAAACTCTGCCTCATATCTCTCTAGATCACTCTCCATCTTGACTATACGGTTTATCTTGAGATCCCAGGGATACTCCTCATCGCAGTGCTTAATCCTGACATGCCATCCCACAAGCGTTAAAGACCTTGGTTTTCTCATCCATATATTTTACTAGATCTCGCTCTTATTCGGCGCGTCATCAAAGATTAAAGC